ACATATCTCAAGATTTTCAACATTAATTATTCTATGATAGTTTGGAATGTTATGATATCTTTCCATCAACATTTGTAAATCAAGGGTCATTTCGTTTTTATGATTACAATGCGGACAAACACTTATAAAATCCATTTTATTACCGTATGTTGCCAAACGTATTGCCAATAATATTAGGTCAATATCACATATAGGTGTGTCCCATGCATCTTTGATATTAGGTATACAACTTTGTATTACTTCAACAGTGGACTGGCCATTTAATAATGCGTCTGGAGTTTTAAGCATCAACTCGTCTTTTGCGGTCATTGCGAAAACAGGATATTCTTCCGTTACAGTACGTTGCAAAGATCCCTCTGGCCACCATTGCCCATTACTTGGAAATTTTATGTATAGTTGAGGCTGACGATAGAATTTTGATAGTGGATTTTCTGTTTCTTTGTTCATAATAGTTATTGATAAATATCTTATAGTATTTAGTGAATTTTTATAACTAGTTAGAATATATGATTAACGCTGCCACAGAAGAATTAACGGAATTTGCATCCAGAATGGGTATTACTAATGCCGCTGCCGCTGATTTGATAAACAGGCTAAGCGAATTAAGTAGGACTTCGGATCGTACATCCAATGCTATCGACGTTAATAGAACTGCAACAGAGAGAATAGCAAATAGTCAAAATTCTGCGGCTGATTCAGCGATAAATTTTGGTAAAAGTTTATATTCAACCACTAAAAGTTTGGCTAGTGTTCCTCAGCAAATTGCTAATTCTACAGCAGCAGTTACTTCCATATCTCCAATAATAACTGGCATTACTCAAATGGGTGCTAGTTTGGCGCAAGTGGGTGGACCATTGGCAGCATTGATGGGCACTGCTGCCGGCGGACCATTGGCTGGTTTGGTTGCTGGTGTGCTTGGTTCAGTCGTCAGCGATATCACGGCAGAAGCAATAACTGCTGTTGGTAGCACAGTAAATTTTTTCTTACAACAAGTTCAGGTAGTTATTGACTCATTCACACAACTCAGTAGTGTTGGTGCAACTTTCGGAGGTAGTTTAGAATCACTTAAAGATCTTTCCAAAGATACTGGGTTAAGTCTTGAAACTTTGTCTAAAATTGCCGTCAATAATGCTGAAAACATGGCACTATTAGGTGGTGGCACCCAGGGTGCATTAAAACTAGTAACCAGAACATCAAGAGATTTAGGCAATACCTTATTGGCATTATATGGAGGGTTTGAAAATCTTAATAAAGAAACAGCAGAATATATGGCATTGCGTAGACTTCAAGGCGTGTCAGAAATGGCTACAGGTCAAGCCTTAACTAATCAAACTGCTGAATATCTATACATGATTAAAGAGTTAAGTGCGTTAACTGGAAAAAATGCCAGTCAGTTAAAAAATGAAATGGCTGAGAGAGCAAAAAATGCTGCTGCTCAGTATGCAATAGATAGCATGAGCGAAGAAGAACGTTTGAAATTTCAATATCAACTTAGTTTGCTGCCAGAATATTTGAAGGGAGCATTTATGGAAAAAGTTGTCAACAAAAAAATTGGAAGTGATTTACTTAGTAGAGAAACTTTGATGCTTGAGGCAACATTGCCCGGCATAGGAAATAAATTAAGTCGTGCTGTCGATACGATGACTCAGCCAATGGAAACTATGAAAGAAAATTTTGGCAAAGAATTGACGGGATTAGCTGCTGACACCAAGAGATATAGAGAAACAAACAAAGATTTAATGAATGTGTATGCTAAGGGATATGCACAAAATCCAGTTTTAAAAGTAATTAATGACACATTAGTAAGTGCAGGCACTGAATTAGGCAGACTTAGCACAATAGCAAAAGATATAAAAACTTTTTCAGAACAAACAACTGCGTTAAAAGACAATGCAGGTACGTTCGTTGATGAAGTTGGCAAAATTAATAAAGAGCAAGAAAAAATTAGAATGGCACTGAACAGATTTGCCACGGAGGGAGAACGATTTGCTCTGGCATTAGATGTAACATCTTTTGTGTTGGAAGTTACAGAGGAATTAATAGAAGGGGTAAATAGAATATTACCTAACTTTCAAAAGAATCGCCGTGAAACCAATATGCAAACAGAGCCTGTTGAGAATACACGGGCTGGAGCACAATTAAAAATACTTGAAGAACAACGAGAAAGATTTTTGCGCAGAGAGTTAAATTTAGATTTGTCTAGAGAAGATATACAAAATCTTAGATCAGAACAATTACAATTGAACGAAACGCAGCGAAGAAAACTTGAATTTTTAGAGAATAGAATTAAAGAACAACAAGAAAGAATTAATCAAATAAATAACCCATCGCAAAATAACAATACTAGTAATCAGCAGCCCGTTAGTGAAACGGATGTATCAAAATTAGATTCAACAGATCTAGCAATGGCATCTAGGGGAATATTCATAAAAACTGATGCTGATACTAAATTAAACATAAATTTATCTGAATTTATGGATATTTTAACGATGATGTTTAATGATCAAAAAAGAACAAATAATTATCTCGCTGATGCAATGAAAGATAATGCATACAATTTTAAAAGACTTTTGGATAGAATTACATAGTATAAATATACAGAGGATTATTCATGACCTGGAAAAAATATTTTCGTGTTGCTAATTTATCTGGATCTGTTAGTCCGATAAATGGATCTACTGGCAACCATTTTACATATAGAAATTATCAAAGTAATTTACCTGAAGTTTATATAGGCCATCCAAATCGTGTTGAACGTTACAATCAATATGAACAAATGGATCAAGACAGTGAAGTTAATGCCGCCCTTGATATATTAAGTGAGTTCAGTACACAAATAAATGAAGAAAACGGTACTGCTTTTAAGTTTGTATGGAAAGAAAAACCAACCGACAACGAAATAAATATAATCAAAGAACAACTAAATCAATGGGTTAGTTTGAATGAACTTAACAAACGTATATTTAAAATATTTAGAAACACCATAAAGTATGGTGATCAGGTCTTTATTCGTGATCCAGAAACATTCAAGTTATTCTGGGTAGAGATGAGTAAGGTTGTCAAAGTTATCGTAAACGAAGCCGAAGGCAAAAAACCAGAACAATACATCGTCAAAGAACTTGCGCCTAACTTTGAAAACTTGACCGCCACTGCGTTAAACAGCAGTGATGTAAGTGTCAATCATCCACAAGTAGGTGGACCAAATGGAGCCTACATACAGCCAAAAACACCATACAGCGGTGGTTCAAGATTCAGCAAAGCACAGAATGAACAGGCAATTAATGCTGAACATATAGTTCATTTGAGTTTGACTGAAGGTCTTGATTTCAGTTGGCCATTCGGTAACAGTGTACTTGAAAATGTCTTCAAAGTATTCAAACAAAAGGAATTACTAGAGGATGCTATCATCATTTATCGTGTGCAACGTGCACCAGAACGTAGAATTTTCTACATAGATGTTGGTAACATGCCTAGTCATATGGCTATGGCTTTCGTTGAGCGAGTCAAAAACGAAGTACATCAACGTAGAATTCCAACACAGGCAGGTGGTGGTCAGAATATGATGGATGCTACCTATAATCCATTGTCAACCAATGAAGACTATTTCTTCCCTCAAACGGCTGATGGCAGAGGAAGTAAAGTTGATACCCTGGCAGGTGGTTCAAATCTAGGTGAAATAACTGACTTGCATTTCTTTACTAATAAGTTGTTTAGAGGTTTGAGAATTCCTGCTAGTTATTTACCTACTGGATTAGATGACGGCACAAGTAATCCGAATACTTTCAGTGACGGCAGAGTAGGTACAGCACTAATACAGGAATGGCGTTTCAATCAGTATTGTATCAGATTACAGAGATCCGTTGCTGAAAAATTAGATCAAGAATTTAAGATGTTTATGCGTTGGCGCGGCATAAACATAGATGGTGGATTATTTGAACTTCAATTTAATGAACCACAAAACTTTGCTAGTTATCGTCAAGCGGAAGTTGACAGTGCTCGTATAACAAGTTTCACACAATTAGAGGCATATCCTTATTTGAGTAAGAGGTTTTTGTTATCTAGATTCTTGGGTCTTACAGAAGAAGAGATGTCTGAAAATGAAATGTTGTGGACTCAAGAACAGGGTGATGCACAAACATCTAAACCAGATCAGGTTGGATTGCGTAGTGTAGGTATTAGTCCAGGTGGGTTAGACATGGGTATTGAAGCAGCGGATGCAGCAGCATTGCCACCTGGTGGTGAAGCAGGTGCACTGGGCGCAGAGATGCCAGCAACACCGGCTCCAGGTCCTATTACAGCATCTCCGGCTGGCGCTGGTCCAGCATTATAAGATAAATAAAATCATGAACTTGATGGAATTATTAGAACCAACACCTAGTGGCTATAGAACCGAAAAAGAGGATAATACCTCTATAAAGTTATCTGATACTAGAAAACTTCGTTTATCATTGGATCGTCTTAATAAATTAAGAAAAATGAATGATACACGAAAACTTGAACATGAACTAAAACTAGAAAAATTATCTAAGCAATATAAACCAGCCGCTGCTCCTGGTGGTCTGCCTGGATTATAAATTATATACACATAAATCATCAAAAAGTGCTCATTATGAGCACTTTTTTTATTATTGTCTTAAATAATTATACTTAATTAGATATTTTTATAAAGGAATAAAAAATGTCAAAATACGAAAAATTAATTGAATATATCGTTAATGAACAAGACGAGAAAGCACGTGAACTTTTCCACCAATTAGTTGTTGAACGTTCACGCCAGATTTATGAGTCATTAATTGACGAAGAAGATCTTGCTGAAATTGGCGGCGATGAAGTAGAAGACTTAGTTGACGAAATTTCAACTGATGAAGAAGGCATGTTGGAAGCAGAAGACGAGGATGAAGATGCTGAAATGGACATGGATGATGCCGAAGATGACATGGACGACGCTGAAATGGACATGGATGATGCCGAAGATGACATGGACGACGCTGAAATGGACATGGATGACCATCATGCTGACATGGGTGGCAACGAAGAATTAGAAGATCGTATCATGGATCTAGAAGATTCTTTGGATGAACTTAAGCGTGAATTCGAAGAATTAATGGGTCAAGGCGATGACGACATGGGCGGTGACATGGACATGGACATGGATGCAGACGCTGACATGGGCGGTGACATGGACATGGATGCAGACGCTGACATGGGTGATGATGAAATGAATCCAATGCCAGAAGAAATGCAAATGTACGAAGCCAAGAAAGTCAAAAAAGAAGAAATGCTTAAGGCTAAGAAGGCTAAAGACAAAAAGAAAATGACTGAAGCCGAGTGGATTCGTGAGTATGTTGAAAAGATTGGTGAGCCGTTTCCTGGTAACAACTCAGAAACAAGTGAAGTAGGCGCTGGTGGTTCTGCAACTCTTAACAAGAAGAGCATAGTTGCTGGTAAGAACGACATGGGTGGCTCAACGCAGAATATTGCACGTGGTGGTTCAGAGACAGATCCAAAAGGAACACCAAGCAACAAGCCAAGTGGTTTGTTAAAGAGTGGTGGTGATCTAATTGGTAAGGTACAGAACAGTCCAGGTGCTAATGCAGGCAAGACTGGATACAAGACCAGTGCAGGCAAAGAGTACTCTAAGGCAAATGGTAAAGAAGGTCAGACCACTGCTGGCTCAATGAGCGTAGATAAGAAGAGTCTGTTAGGACACTAAAGAGATAAGTGATGTTATTACTACAAGAACATTTAAGTTTTGACGGTGCCAGAATGGAGTTGATGACAGAATCGGCTCCAGACGGCAAGGGTAAAAACTTGTATATGAAAGGCATTTTTGTCCAAGGTGGTGTCAAAAATGCCAATCAGCGAGTATATCCTGTTGATGAAATATCAAAGGCCGTTGAAAGTGTAGTTAAGCAGATTAAAGGTGGCTATAGTGTTCTTGGTGAGTTAGATCATCCAGATGATTTAAAAATCAATCTTGATCGTGTATGTCACGTTATCACTGACATGTGGATGGATGGTCCCAACGGATATGGCAAGTTAAAAGTTCTCAATACTCCGATGGGACAGTTAGTAACTACTATGCTTGAGTCGGGTGTTAAGTTGGGTGTATCTAGTAGAGGTAGTGGTAACGTAAATGAAAGTACAGGTCACGTAAGTGATTTTGATATTGTAACGGTTGATATAGTCGCACAGCCCAGTGCACCGAATGCATATCCTAAGCCAGTTTATGAGGGCTTGATGAACATGAAGAATGGTCATCGTGTTTTAGAAATGGTTAAGGATGCAAATGCCAATGTAAGAGTCCAGAAATATTTGGCAGAGGAAGTAAAACGCCTCATCAAGGACTTAAAAATTTAACAGGAGAATGATACATGTTTGACGCTATCAAGCCATTAATAGACAGTGGTATCATTAACGAAGAAACCAAGTCTGCTATCAATGAGGCTTGGGAAACTAAGTTAAATGAGGCGAAACAACAACTTCGTGCAGAAATCCGCGAAGAGTTTGCTCGCAAATATGACCACGATAGAAGTGTAATGGTCGAAGCAATAGACAAGATGGTAACAGAGAGTCTCCAAGAAGAAATTCGTGAATTTACAGAAGAGAAAGCGCAAATGGCAGCAGACCGAGTTCGCTTTGCGAAAGCAATGTCTGAGAATGCCAAGAAATTTGACAAATTCCTAGTATCAAAACTAGCAGAAGAAATCAAAGAACTTCGTGCTGATCGTGCAATTCAGAAAGAAAGCATTAACAAATTGGAAAAATTTGTAATTCATTCTCTTTCTGAAGAAATTCAAGAGTTTCATCAAGATAAAAAAGATTTGGTAGAAACAAAAGTAAAACTCGTTAGAGAAGCGAAAGATAAACTTTCAAAAATTCAAAAAGAGTTCGTACAGCGTTCTGCTCGTCTGGTGAATGAAACTGTAACCAAACATCTAAATGCCGAGATGTCACAATTGAAAGAAGATATCCAAATTGCAAGAGAAAACAATTTTGGACGTAAACTTTTTGAGGCTTTTGCAACTGAATTTGCTGTTACTCACTTAAATGAGAACAAAGAAATAGCAAAATTGCAACAAGCAATACAAAAACGTGAAGCGATTATTGCCGAAGCCAAAAAAGCAGAGCAACAGAAAGCATCACTACTTGAATCCAAAGAACGTGAAATTCGCATTCTTAAGGAATCACAAGAGCGTAAAGAGACTCTTAACGATTTGCTTAAACCATTAAATAGAGAAAAGCAAACCGTTATGATGCAGCTATTAGAGAATGTTCAGACCGATAGATTGAAGTCTGCATTTGATAAGTATCTTCCAGCCGTTTTGAATAACACTACTTCAACTGTAAAGAAGACAGAGAAATCTGCCATGCTAGTTGAAAGTCGTTCAGAAGTAACTGGTGATAAAACTGCTAAGGTCAGCGTTGAAACCGGTGATAATAATGTCATCGAAATTAAACGTTTAGCAGGGCTTAAGTAAACCCTAAAAAGGAAAAGGAAAAAATGACACAAGTATTACTAGAAGGCCGTTGGGGCGAAACTAAAGAAGCCCTGTTAGAAGGTCTAAATGGTTCTCGCAGAACAACAATGGGCGTCGTATTGGAAAATACACGTAAAAACCTAATGGAAACTGCTACAGCAGGTGCAACCGCCGCTGGTAACGTAGCAACACTTAACCGTGTGATTCTACCTGTTATCCGTCGTGTTATGCCAACCGTTATTGCTAACGAGATCGTAGGCGTACAGCCAATGACTGGTCCAGTTGCGCAAATTCACACACTACGTGTGCGTTATGCTGAAACAGCAACCGCAACCGCTGCAAGTCCTTTCAACACAAGCACTGCTGCTGGTGATGAAGCACTAAGCCCATTCAAGATTGCTACTGCATACTCTGGTAGTTTAACTACTGGTCGTGCAGCAAGTACAACCGCATTAGAAGGTGTACCAGGACGTAAAATCAACGTTCAAATCTTGAAGCAGGTTGTAGAAGCCAAGACACGTAAACTAAGCGCACGTTGGACATTTGAAGCAGCGCAAGATGCACAAAGCATGCACGGCCTAGACATCGAAGCCGAAATCATGGCAGCACTTGCACAAGAAATTACCGTAGAAATCGACCAAGAAGTTCTTGGCTCACTACGTTCATTAGCTGCAACCGACTTCGCATACGATCAAGCCGCAGTTTCAGGCACCGCAACATTCGTTGGTGACGAACACGCCGCTCTAGCAGTTCTTATCAACCGTGCTGCTAACTTGATCGCACAGCGTACACGTCGTGGCGCTGGTAACTGGGCTGTTGTAAGTCCAGCCGCATTGACAGTACTACAGAGTGCTACCACAAGTGCATTCGCTCGTACTACAGAAGGAACTTTCGAGGCTCCAACTAATACTAAGTTCGTAGGTACTCTAAACGGTGCTATGCGTATTTACGTAGACAGTTATGCTTCTGACTCACAGGCTGTGCTTGTTGGTTATAAGGGTTCCAGTGAGGCTGATGCCGCTGCATTCTATTGCCCATACATTCCTCTAATGAGTTCTGGAGTTGTACTTGATCCAAGTACCTTCGAACCAGTAGTTGGATTTATGACACGTTACGGATACGTCGAATTGACAAATACTGCAAGTTCTTTAGGCAATGCAGGCGACTATTTGAGTGAGATAAGCGTGGCTAATTTGAGCTTTCAGTGATTGATTAGATTTAATGTTGTAAAAAGCAAAAATCACAAAAAGGGGCTTCGGTCCCTTTTTTGTTGAGATATTATATTGGAATGTTAGGTTGAAGATAAATAAATGTATGAACGCATATACATATCTAATCAAGCACAATCCTACTAATAAAGTATATTATGGATTTAGAAGCGCAAATAAAAAATCTCCCAAAGACGACTTATGGCACGACTATTATACCAGCAGTCCTTTAGTAAAAAAACTAATTAGTGAATACGGTAAGGATAGTTTTTCAGTAGAGATTCGTAAAGAGTTTGAAACAAAAGAGCAGGCAGCAAATTGGGAAAAGCGTGTTCTATCTAAATGTAAAGTATTAGAAAATCAAGATAAGTGGTTAAACAGCAATATTGCTGGGTATATTATTCCTACCGAGGAATCAAGACGTAAAATCAGCGAATACCATAAAGGAAAGCCAAAAAGTGAGGCACATAAACAAAAACTTAGTGAGGCCAATGTCGGTAAAAATATCGGTAGAAAACATAATCTCGAAACAATAGAAAAGATACGAATCTGTAGTACTGGAATTAATAATCCAATGTATGGTAAACCTTGTAGTGAAGAACGACGAAGTAAAATAAGTGAGGCAAACAAAGGAAAAAAGCGAAGTGATGCCTTTAAACAGCATCTGTCTGATATAATGAAAGATAATAATCCTGGAAAAAATAAATCGGATGAAACTGTTGCTAAACTTAAAGAAGCAAGATCAAAGCAGATAATGAAACCAAGAAGTGAAGAAACAAAGCGTAAAATATCAGAAGCATTAAAAGGTAAATCAAAAGTACCAAGAAGTGAAGAAACAAAGCGTAAAATATCAGAAAAATTAAAAGGAAAGCCAAAAAGTAAAGAAACTACCCTCAAGAAATCGGAAACATTAAAAGAGTTAGCAAGTCGCGGTGAGCATCATAGTATGATAAAGTTAAAATGTTTGAATTGTGGGGCAGAAGTTAATCGTATGTTATTCGCTCGTTGGCATGGTGATAATTGTAGGATGAGATAAATAAAAGTATAAATTCTCAATCGGGATGGGAAGGAAAAGAGCACTGTAACGGTGCTCTTTTTTTTATTTCAAATAAATACCAGAGTTACTATATTATCCAGGAGTAAGCCAACTTCGGGTAGCCTAGAACGCTAACATTTAAGGAAAAATAAAATGGCAAAACTAAAAATACAAAAAACAAATTCCGTAACTAGCACAGTGGTTGACAGTTACGTTAGTCCAATTCTAATCAATGGCAATCATATAGGTGGCACAGGCGGAGATAATAGCCAAACTGTTCCAACTATTAGTTGCAGTTTTATTCGTGACACTGGGGGCGCAGTAGACACAGGATACATACTTTTCCAAAAAGGTATGCGAAAGTTTGAAGTTAACAATACTAGTGACGCAAACACAACCGTTGCCACGTTAGTAAACAAACTGTCAACTGAATTGACTGCCGCAAATACTATGTCCATTGTTGCAACTACCGCCACTATCGTTGGCGCAAACGTAGCAAATATCGGAGCAGGTAGCGGAAGTTTCACAGCCAATCAAGAATACGCATATGTTGACTATGCGACTGGTAATGTAACTGGTAATCCAACAATTACTGTTGGACATCAAATCACAGGAACTAGTCTTACTGGTAATGTAACTGTAGTTGCCGTAAATTCAACTGGAAACGTGACAGTTGCAGTTGCTACACAAGACGTTTCCGATGAACAAATAAACGTAAGTGTTCAATTCAATGCTTCACGTATAACAAACAAGTATGTTTGGGATTGGAACAACAACAAGAACAGATATTGGTTCTCTGCGCCTAGTTACACTGCTGGAGCAATTAGTTCTC